CTGAGTATCGGCGGGACGAGGCGGGGCCAACCACGCCCCGTCCCGCCGATGCTAACGGATCGACCTAGGCGATGCCCGTGAGGAGGCCGTGGGTCTTCTCCTGCGCGATCTCCCACGAGGACTCCGTCAGGTACTCCGCGGCCACCCGATCCTGACCCGGCCCCTGCCGCTGCGTGAGCAGCTTGGTGTCGCGGTCACGGAGCGGCCGACGCTCGACGTTCGAGTTGTCGACCACGAAGAGGTTGCCGTTGTACCCGCCGACGCCCGACGGGAAATCGGCCCACTCCTTCTTGACCACGACCGGGACGAGCGTTCCGAAGACGCCCGAGATGAAGCCGTCGACCTGGACGCCGTGCACCTTCTCGTTGCTCGGCTTCCAGAACGCGCCCTGGCCGGAGCGGTTGAAGCGCGAGATGTAGTAGGCACCGATCGTTCCCGTGTAGATCACCTTGTCGGCGGAGCCCTTCGCCAGCACCGTCGCCAGGAACGAGTCGAGGAAGTCGGAGGTCAGCTCGCCGCCGACCGACTGCCTGTTCGTCTGGATGAACTCGATCAGGCCACCCGCGAGACCCTGCGGATCCTGGGCGGCGGTGATGAAGTCCCGGGCGCCGAAGAAGCCACCCGCCTCCAGCTTGCGCTTGTGTTCGACCGCCTTGCGTGCGGCCTCCTTCGCAGGCTCGCGGCCACCGTAGAGCTCGATGGCCGTGGTCGTCCCGGCGAACGACCAGGGCGTGCGGGTGATCTGCGTGTAGTTGAACTGGTTGATCCGCTGCGAGTAGCGCGGATCGGGGAAGTCGGCACCCTGCTTCTGGGCGTCACCGACGACGAGAAGCTTGTCGCCGATGTTGCCTGCGGCGTTGATCGGCAGGGCGGGGCCGGAGCCAGCGATTGCCGAGTTCACCGTCAGCACTCCGCCGACGCTTGCGGTGACGAGGAACGCCTCGCCCGTTCGCATGTTGCGGAGAACGTCGTCCTTGAAGACGCTGTTCCCGTCTGCGGCCGAGACCGTCAGCGACGGGCCGTTCGCCGTGTAGGCGGCGGTGAGCGTGACGATCCGGTTGATGTACTGCTCCTCGAGCCAGTTGACCTTCTCCGCCAGGGCGGGTCGGGACTTCGAGCGCGAGGTCATCGTCACGAACTGGGTCTGGTCTGGATCGAGAAGACGCATCTTCGGATCCATGTCGATCACCTTCTCCTGGGAGACGATCTCCTCCGTGGAGATGAACTGACCGACTGCAACGTCAGGCATGGGAACTCCTTGAGAGTCGAGTGGTAGGAATCTCGCTTCAGAGGGAGTGCCGCCACGTTCGCGGTGCCCGGGTGCCTGACCGTGCCCTCAAGGGGTGGTCGATGGCCTCCCGAAACCCTATCAGGGTTCCGGGGGCCAACCGACGCAGTCCTACCGCTGCTCCTTGTACCCCGGCCGCGCTCCGTCCCAACCTCGAGCGGCGACCTCCTCATCGAACTCGCTCCAGAAGCCTCCGCTCGGCGGCGGCTCCTGATGGAGGGTGCCGTTGCCGACGACGGCGGCGTTCTCGCGCAGGCGCTCCTCTGCGACTCGCGCTGCCACCTCGTCGTCTCGTGTCACCTTCTGGATCGTGGCCTGGGTGGACTGGGAGAGATCCCAGACCGCCCTGACCGCCATCGCCCTGACCTGGGGATCCTGGGCCATCATCCCCTGGACGTAGGGGTTCGCGTCCCCAAGCTCTGCCGCCTTGGCGAGGATGATCGATCCGTGGTCACGCACGTTGAGCCCGACCGCCTGGAAGGACTCGCCCAGCGCCTGCTGGAACTGGGCCTGCGGATCGGGCGCAGGCTGCGAGTAGGCGGCGACGACGCGGGAATGGAAGTCCCGCACCCGCGAGGACTCCTGCTCACCCTGGGTGGCCCAGCGGTCGAGGATCGCGGAGTAGAGGTCGCGCCTGTCGTTCTCCAAGGCTGCGACCGCGAAGGCGGCGGGGTCTCCCGACTCGACGGCCTGATCGACCCAGTCGGATTCCTCGTCGTTCAGGTCTGCCCTCTCGTGCAGGGAGGCGACCCGGCGTGCGGCCGACTCCTCCTCCATCAGACGACGCTGCTCCTGAAGCTCGGCCTGCGACTTGCCGACCATCCGCTCCGCCTCCCAGCGCGACTGCGCCAGCTTGGCGATCTGCGGGTTCGTCAGGTCGAGGTCTTCCCCGAACTGCTTGCGTGCCCAGACCGCGTACTCCGGCTCCTCGACGGGAGTCTCGGTTTCGGCCGGCTCGGGGTCTGCTGGCTGCGCCGTCTCCGGCTGCTCCTCGAAGACAGGCTCGGGGAGCGCAGGCTCCTCCGGCGTCTCGGGGGTCTCAACTTGGGATTCCAAGTTGGGCTCTGGCTCGGCCGGGGTCTCTGGCGCACCCTCCCCGAACACCTCGTCAGCGAGGAAGTCAGCGAAGTCCCCCTCGTCCATCCGCTCAGAATCGTCAATCCCGCTCATGTTGGCCCTCCTCTTCCTCGATCTCTATGCCCTGCCTCTTCAGGAACGCAATCAGTGAGTTCTCCGCCGAGACCGGGGTGCCGACAAGCCACCTCACCGCGAGGATGAACCCGCGGATCTCGTCCAGCTTACGCTGGTCTGCTCCCTTGGGGGCGAGCGCGAGCGCGGCGGCGGTCTTCTCGAGCTTGCGGATCTTGCGCTCCGACTCCTCGACCAGGGTCTTCCAGGCCGGGTTCCGGGTCAGGCCGGAAAGCTCGCCCTGACGGCGGCGAAGATCGTTCTTCTCCTGCTCGCTGAGAGCCACCTAGTACTGACGCCCAGCGGGGGCGAGCGCCGCGCCCGGGGAAGCCTGCGCCGCCTGAGCGACTTGCGGTGACGGAGGAGCGGTGAGGCCGTTCCCCGCTGGGGTCGGGACGGGAGCCGAGGTCGACTCCTGAATGTTCTGCGCCGAGGGCGTCCCCTCACCGGGCTGGGGCGGTGCCTGGGCGCCGGGTGCCTGAGCCGCTCCTGCTGTCCCGGGGGCGGGGGCGAAGTACTTGGGCTTGTCGCGGATGTCGTAGGCGTCCAAGAGGTTCTCCACGAAGGCGTCCATGTTCAGGTGGGTCAGGGGAGCCACCCCGGCTGCGGCCTGCATCAGCGCCTGGGCCGAGCTCCGTCTCTCGCCCTGGAGCATCACGTCGTCGAGGACGTTGACCTGAACATCGAAGTCGCCCTGGAGATCGAGCGGGTTGACGATCAGGAGGGCTTCCGCGCCGCTCTTGCCGACGACCTGAATCACCCGGTCTCGCCTCATCATCTGACCCATCAGGCCGAGGAACTGCTCACCGACCTGAGCGAAGGCCCAGGCGTAGTGCTGCTTCCGGGCCTGGATGATCTTCTGCGCGATCCCGGTGATGATGTTCATCCCGGTCGCCGTCTGCTGGTCGATGGTTCCGCTCGAGACACCTCCCGCCATCGGCAGTCCTCCCATGATGTTCTGGAGGTCGCCCTTGAGAAGCTGCTCCGTCTGGATCGTCATCTCCCCCAAGGTCGGGTCGACTGGAAGCTGCTTCACCTGCTCGGTGTCCTCCACGAACCACTGTGCCCCGGGGAAGAACTCGAAGCTGTCGGCGTCGTCCACGTCGGAGCGGATCAGCGTGACGTGGTTGTTCATGATCTTGATGTTGTCGAGGCGCTGGTTCTGCATCGACCAGAGGTACTCCTGAATCTGCCCCAGCGACTCGACCACGGAGATGCCGTCCATCTGGAAGGCGTCGGGGAGCGCGGAGCAGATCACGAAGGGCTTGCGCCCGTTGCGGTACGGGTTCGGGATGTCGGAGAGAACCACCGTCCTCGCGGCGACGGTGATGACGCGGTCGTTCGTCCAGTACTCGAGGACTTCGATCAGGCCGGAGGTGCGCTCCTGGCCCCGGAGAAGCTGCTCCCGATCCGTGTACTGCTGCGCGAGCTGGGTGTTCTGGGCGTTCTTGACCTCGTCCACGTTCCGGTAGAGGCCCGCCCTCTCCTTGTCCTTCAGGCACTGGTAGGTCTCCCATGAGCGGTCGATCACCCAGGCGGCGTCATCGACCCCGATGGCCGACTCGGGCCGGAAGAAATCCCGCACGTCTCTGACGATCATCGTCGGGCCGTCGAAGGTGGTGATCAGCTTCTCCTTCTCCTCCGTGGTTGGGAAGGTGGAGACGACGGTGCCGTACTGGTTCAGGATCTGCGACTCGGACGGGGTCAGGACGGTGCGCCTCGTCTTCATCGTCTTCCAGACGATCTTGGCCACTGTCTTCCCGGCGATCAGATCCTGCTGCATGAAGGGGCGCTGCTTGAGATGGAAGTCGTCGTTCTGCATCGCCCACTCGAGGGCGGCAGAGGCGATCCGCCCACCCGATGTCCGGGCCAGGATCACCTCGATGGGCTCGAACGGCTGGGGCCGAGGCTTCACCTCCCAACGAGGATTGGGGTCGAGCATCGTGGCGATCATTCCTTCGATGGTCTGAAGGATGTAGGGGGTCGTCAGGTTCGAGCGCCACGCCTCGATCTCCTGCCCCGACTTGCGAGCCTCCGCGATCCCCCGGTAGGCGCGGTAGCGAGCCTCGACCTTCTGGACGTAGGAGGTCGAGAAGCGCTCCGCTTCGTTCATCGCGCCTGTGACGAGACCGAGAGCGTCAGCCGCCTCGATCTCGGTGTACGGGTCGACGTTCTGGCTCATCCGCCGAGAGCCTGGGTGAGCTTCTGATCCTTCGCCTGCTCGCCGCCCAGGATCTTCTGCAAGGAGGCCAGCGAGCCTGCGGTCTGCGCGCCGCGCTGGTCGTCCTCATCGAGGTGGAAGGCCTCCTTGAGATGCTCGATGGCCATCCGAATGTGGTCGACGGTGGACATCTCGCCGCTCTCCTCGACGGGTGCGTCCTCGGGCATCCCGGCGTTCGGGCCTCCGGCAAGCAGCGGCCCCTGGTCGGCCGACATCGCCGGATCCTGGGAAGGATCCATCGGGCCTGACGGGTCGGGTGCTGCTCCGCCCGGGCCTCCCTGCTGGGAGAGCGCGGCCATCAACTCGGGGGGAAGACCTCCGCCCCCTGCGCCCGGAGGTGGCCCCATCGGAGGAGCTTCCGGCGGCATCATCTGGGACATCTCAGTCTCCCTCGTAGGTGATCACCCAGCAAGTATGCGTCAGAGGGAGGACAACTTGGGGTTCCAAGTTACTCCCAGGCATACGAGGGCTTCCACTTCCGACGCTTCCGCTTCCGTCTCTTGTCGTTCGCGTGTGCCCCGAACTGACGGTACATCTCGAGCGCGATGCAGAAGGCCATCACCCGGTCGTCGTTGCAACTGGAGGCAGCGGCCGGGGAAGGGTTGACGGGACGCTTGACGAAGGTCTTGCACTCGAGGATCAGATCCATCGGCATCATCGGCAGGCTCATCTCCCTGATCGCCTGCTCCGCCTGGTTGATGATCAGCGGCCGGGTCTTCGAGGAGATCGGGAACCCGTAGGCGACGGCAGGCTTTCTGTCGGGCCTGTCCTCGGCCGCGTGGCGGTAGAGCTTCGGGTAGGAGGGCCGTCCCTTCTTGCCGTCACGGAGAGCGACGACGATGGCGTCCCCGTAGCCGCCTCCCTGCTCGATGGCGATCCGTGCGGTGTGGTACATCCGCCCGGTGAAGTGAACCTGCTCGGCGGAGATGTCGGAGTCGACGCGGGAGTGGAACTCGGCGCAGAGCTTCATCTCCGTCAGGTCGATGACGTAGAAGCAGGTGTAGTCCTCTCCCCGGCCTGTCGAGGCGTCGAGCGCAATCGCGTAGTCGTGATCCTCCTCCGGCTCGTGCCAGAGCTTGATCCATCCGTCCTTGCGCTTGGTCAGGGTGGCCTTCGCCCCCGTCTCATCAGTCGCCCACTGGAAGCGGTACTTCGGGTCGGGCGCGTGTTCGGCGTACTTGGCGAGAGCATCGGTGTCGAACCAGCAGCCGGCCGTTCCCGTGAAGGCGTCGGCCGGGGTCAGGGGGTACTGCTCGGCCCGGTCGTGTTCGGATAGAGCTCGAGCGACTCGCCCGTACCACGCCTCGTCCCGACGCGGATGCTTCGTCCAGGGGAGGAAGGTCGCGGTCACGCCTCTCTCCTCGGCGTTCATCCAGAGGTCGTAGAAGGAGCCGCCGATCCCGTTCGCTGTCGAGACGATGATGATCTGGCCACCGTCAGCGATGACGGGGATAAACGCCTTCCACGACTCCTCCGCGTACTGGTGCCGTGCGAACTCGTCGAGGATGACGAGGGAGGCGACCTCGCCGTGACCTGCCTTCGGCGTCGAGGGCATGGCGACCAAGCTCGAGATCTTGCCGTCAGGGAACTCCCACTCGATCCGCTCTGTCGGCCTTCCCTTCGTCGGCTTGATCACCTTGGCCCCGAAGCGGAGATGCTCGGGCGTGTTCTGCCACAGATCCCAGGCCCGGTTGACGAGCTTGCCTGCCTCGGTCTCGTTGATCGAGACGCAGATCGCCCTCGTTCCCGGCGTGGACAAGACCTTCCAGAGGCCGTAGCCGATGGCGAGCCAGGAGATCCCCAACTGCCGCGCCTTCAGGCGCAAGGCGATGCGGTCGTCGCGGAAGGAGGTCAGCTCCTCGTACTGCCACTCCCAGCCGTCATCGAAGCCGAACTGGAAGACCTCGCCTGTCCGGGCGTCAACCGCTTTCGTATGCCGGAGCCAGTCGCCGGGGTGAAGATGAGAGGCGTCGATCTCGCCCTTCATCTTCTCGTAGCGGATCTTGACGGCCTCGTTGATCTCCTCGCGTGTCGCCACGCAGAGAGCCTATCTCCGTGTCGTGATCACCGGGCCGTCGAAGACGGCGAGGCCGAACTTGAGCGCGAAGTGGCCGATGCAGAGAGAGGCCGCGGAAACGTCGACTCCCCTGATCGTCAAGACGTGAGGCTTGCCGCAGGGGTTGTTGTCGGTCGCGTCTACGAACGGAGGCCCGGTGTGCGGAGCGGCCTGCCTGATCCCCCGCGCAACCTGGGCGCAGGGCATCAGGCGACCTGTTCCTTCTTCGTCGCCGCAGGCTTCTTCGGCGCCGGAGCCTTTCGCTTGACCGGAGGCTCGTAGCCCTCGAGCGGGACGAGCTTCTCGCCGTGCCCGAAGCGGTGGATGAAGTGCATCGAGCAGTACGCCTCCCCGTCGGGGCCGCGCCAGCGAGCGTGAGACGGCTCGCCAAGCTGGCCCTGGTTGCCGACGCAGTCGGGGCAGAGGACGGGGGTCACGGTGCCTTCACCTCGTAGCGCTTCATCCCGGCGAGGGTGATCGGGTCGGCCTGCGATCCGGCCCCTACCTGCTCGACCAGGGAGACCGTTCCCCCTGCCGCCCAGGTGACGGCGGTGGGAGCGTGGAGAGGATCGGTGACGGTGACCGAGGCGGGTGTTCCGCCCTCGACCGAGATCGTCGCGTCATCCGCGCCGCCGACCTGGGCCGCGAGAGGGCCAGTCGGGTTCGTCTCGATGACGTAGATGCCGAGCGTCCCCGCGAGCCGCTGAAGCGCCGCCTGCTGGGCCCGTCCGTTCGGCAGGGTCGAGCCAGCACCGTTGTTCTGACGCCGACAGCCTCCGGGCGCGTTCGCGTTGGCGCTGATCTTGGCGAGGATGTTGTTGCGCCGGTTCGGTTCCAGGGTGGTGTTCGTCCACCGATGGATGGCGCTGCGTTCCTTTGTGGCGGTGTACGGAATCATCAATCCTCCTCGGTGTCCTTCAGATGATCGCCGTGGGATCGGACAGCGTCGGAACGGGCTGTCTTGTAGCCGACGAAGCCTCCGCCGACGAATCCGCCCAGCAGTCCCACCATTCCCCCGCCCCACCCGGTCAACACCTGGGTGGCGTTCTCCGACAGAGGCGCGTCGTTCTGGATCGCCGTGTAGAGGACGGCGAAGCAGAACAGGTTGAACCCCAGGACGAAGCCCACGGCGATGATGATCGCCACCCACTCTGTCCCCCGCTGGCGCATGGGGACAGCATCGCTTGTGCCTCGGCTAGTGGTCTTGGAACTGCTTTCGGATCGTGGGGATCCCCGAGACGCTGTAGTTCGTGCCGTGCTTCAACTGCTTGCCCGAGCCCCAGAGCTTCTCGACGTTCACCCCGAGGTGAAGGTGCGGCGTGTAGCCGGAGAACTGGCCGACCTTGCCGACCGTCGCCCCCTTACCGATCACCTTCCCGACACCGGGGGCCGAGACCATATGGCCGAACCAGTAGCGGATCCCTGAGACGCCCTCGGCGTAGCAGGCGTCGCCGGGACTCGAGGAGGAGGCTTTGGTGATCTCGATCTTCTCCGGGGCGATGATCGTGCAGCCGGGAGTCCAGACCGTGTCGGTGGCGGGGTAGAGCGAGATGCCGCTCGTCGCGTGCGAGAGAGCGAAATCGAGCAGCGAGGCTCCACCCTTCTCCAAGGGGCCGAGGTCGGGAACCTTCTTGCCCTGGTTGGAGGCGTACTCGGTCTGCACCTGATTGATCGCTACGGAGTCGAGCGCCTGCTCCCCCTTGTGGGATCCACTCTTGACGACCGCTGCGCGGATCTTGTCGTAGCGTCCAGTCCCGTACCCGTTCTTGCCTGGATCCCATTCGTCCAAGGCTCCTTCGAGCTTCTTGTTGAAGAGGTTGTCCCACTTCTCCGGCTCCCAGGGGAGGAAGCCCAGGCGCGACATCGCCCTCTTGAGCGCGAGCGCCGTGTTGCCCTTGTGCTTGCCGTCCCCCTCGACCGAGTACGGCCCGGTGTAGGGGAAGTCGGTCTTCGAGATCGTTGCCACGTTGGCCCTCCTAGTGCAGTCCGTTGTAGGTTCGCTGCGTCTTGACGGGAACCCTGATCGGAGCGACCTTACTCATCATCTCGACATGGGTCGGAGCGGCCCGGTGTGGCATCTGCTTCAGCGGCCCCATCAGCTCGTCCTCCTCCACCCGTCGAGGAACCCTGATCGAGTCCATCCTCCGGTTCCTGGCGTTCACGTCCTCCCGGTCGTAGAGGGCGGCACCGTAGAGCGAGCGGAGGTACGCCTTCTGCTTGTCGATGGCCGCTTGCCCGAACTCCTTGAGGTAGCCGTGCTTCGCCTGATCGGAAGTCCAGAAGACATCGGGCACGCTGTACCCCATCGCCTTCATCACCATCGGGCCGAACAGTTGCTCGTAGGCAACACCGCGAGGCTCGATCACCGAGCGAGGCTCTGCACCCGGGCCTCTCCATGTCGGGTTGTGGTCTGCGTGCCCGAGCTCGTGAACGTCGACGCCGATCTGCTGGTAGGTCGGCCGCTCTGACATGAACGGGGCGATCCTGAGCCGCGAGGGGATCTTCATCGGCCAGGATCCCCGCTGCGGCCACCACTGTCCGGCGAAGCCATGACCGAGCCTCGCCGTCCCCAGAGTCATTCCTTTCGGCTCCCCGGTTCCGTAGGAGCGCATCACGTCCCTCACCTCTCTGAGGAGGGTGTTCTGCGCGTCGATGGAAACCCGGTCGGGCATCAGGCAGGCGCCGCTGCCTCACGCGCATCCTCGGCGGCCTGGAGCGCCTGCTCGACGCTGCCAGCGCAGGCCGGGGAGCAGAAGAACTGCGTCGGGGACATGATCGGGAAGGCGAAGCCCTGCTCGACACCCTCCGGCGCAGGCGGAACGACGGATGCCTGGATCTGGATCCAGCCCGACTGGCTCGCCGGGTCGAGCGAGTTGCCCGGGCAGTCCGGGTTGTCGCAGGTGATCGTGATGCTGGTTACGGTTTCGAGGCCCATCTCTCTCTCCTAACTTGGGATTCCAAGTTGCATCGTCTCAGAGAAGTCGGCCAGCGTGAACTCCCTCAGACGCGGAGACCAGCGCATCGCCGTCCCTCCCCGCTTCAGCTTCACCTTGCGCCAGCCCCACAACTCGAGGACGGTGCCCGGTGTCGAGAGCCAGTCGATTGACTCTTGCGCCCTCTCCTCGAGGATCTTCCGCTCGTGGGCGGCGAAGTCCGATCCGCAGGACTGGATCCCGACGACGCCTCTCTCAGGATCGAGCGCGATGATGTCGATGATCCCGAACAGATCCTGCCGGATCCCGTGCGGCCCGACGAACGAGTTGTAGCGCTCCACGATCCCGCACACCCGCCCCTGGTTGCGAAGCTCTCTCAGCGTCCTCTGGGTTGGCGATGTCGACATGGCACCCTCCTATGATCGTGGGGATGGGACTTCTGAGCGAGATCCGAGACCACTACTCGACGCTCGATCACTCTCTGAAGAAGAAGGAGCGGCACGTTCTTTCCCGGGCGGCAGACATCATCGTCCCGAAGAAGGACAGGAAGAACGTCAAGGATCTGGCCGACTTCGTTGACCGCTTCGCCGGGATGATCGCCTCCGACGCGCCGAACACCGATGTCGCGCCGAGGATGTCGAGCATCGCGGTCGAGCCCTTCGTCACCGCCAAGAAGAAGCCCTCGCCCTACAACCTCTACGCGGCGGCGATGGCTCCCTTCGGCCTCTTCCCCTGGGGGCGCAGGCACGAGGATCTCCCGACCGAGTGGAAGGCGAAGATCGGCGGCACGATCAGGAACACCGGCTCCGACGACTACCCCCACTACCAGTACGTCCCTCCCGGCTCTGACCGTCCCCACGCCGACGTGAGGAACGACGTGGCGATGTACCCGGATCAGTCGCACATCAGCTTCCTCGAACACACGGCCCCAGGGATCTCGCACGAGGTCATCCACGACCTGATGGCCCCGCTCAACAACCGCTTCCAAGAGCATGGGATCCCGATTGACGCAGGCCCGATCAACGTCAAGGTCGCTGGCTCGATCCTGCTGGGGAACCTTCGCGGCGAGCCGGGTGCGCCGAAGCGCTACACGGACGCGAGCGTGAGAGCCTCCCTGTCGCTGCTCCGTCGCAACCTCGACTCCTTCAACGCGGTTCTCGAGATGAAGGACACCCAGCCCGAGAGGGCGGCGATGCACGCGCAGGGGATTCGGGACACGATGCAGCGCAACCACTCCTCGAAGCGCGGCTTCCTCAACTCGCTCCGGGCCTTCGAGACCTTCATGAAGCACCCCGAGGGCGGTGACGAGCCGGACTTCGAGATCCCGGTCGAGGCCAAGGGTGTGGAGGGGAAGCACTGGATGGATCTGATCGGCAACCCCGGCGAGTGGCAGGCACGGACATCGGGGATCGTCGTCCCGCAGCGTCCTCGTCTCGAGACGAACCCGGACGTACATGGAGCCCTGTTCGCGCACGAACACACCGCCGCCTCCCACCACACGGCGGAGGAGTGGAACCGGATGTCGCACATGGATCGGATCAACGCCGCTGAGAGAGTCCGTGACGGCCTCCCCGCCAGATGGGCCGACTATCAGGAGCTTCGCAACGAGACCCGGAGGGAGTACGAGGCGACCCGGCGCCCCGGTGACTTCTCCTTCCTTTCGGGCACCGAGCAGCAGAACGCGATGCAGGCCCATGCTCAGGGGATCCAGCCGGAGGAGACCCTGCACGACCTGGGCCTGATTGAGCCGGCCGATTTGTCGCTGGGTCAGAACACCCGCCCGTCGCTGACGGAGATCACCAGAACCGCCCAGGACGTTCAGGGGCACAGCCCCTCTGGGACGTTCGTCGACTTCGTCGCCTCGACGAACGAAGCAACCCGTCAAGCGAGAGCAGGAGTCGGTGAGGAGGAGTGGGGCCGGATGTCGAGCGAGGAGCGTGGCGACCTCGTCCGTGCGCAGGTGGCGCAGAACCGCCGCTCGGCCGAACACTCCCGGGCGCAGTCTCGGATGCAGGCTCTGGCTGATCGGGCCGACGAGCTTCACCGCAGCGGGATCGAGCTTGACATCACGGAGAGAGCGGTGCTGGCGGCGTCCCGTAACCCGGAGTGGAACCTGATGTCGGAGCAGGAGCGGCAGGCGGAGGCTAGGCGGGAGCGGCGCCGGATCGCCCACGAGTCGGAACGCTGACCGCGGTGATGTTGTCGGGGTTGAAGTGGACGGCCCACTCGACCCCGTCCGGGGTGTCCATGTAGGCGTGAGGCAGAGGGACTGACGGATCAGCCAGAGCCTTGTCGAGCGAGTAGAGGAACTCCTCGACAGAGGGGGTGTGGAACTCCGAGCTCTTCCCGTCTGTGGTGGAGACGATGTAGGTCTCGCTCATGACATGAACCCGGGGCCGAGGATGACCTCGCACTCACGCACCTGAGGATTCCTCGAGCGCGTGTACCAGTTGACGGAGGCTCCTCTCTCAGCGAGGGACTCCACGAGCGCCTTGTCGCGGATGTGGATCATCGGGTGGCCGCGGAGCTTCGTCTTGAAGTAGACCTTGGGGGACTCCATCAGCTTCGCTATGACCTCGTCGCGTTTCGCCGTCCGGTCGTCGGGTGACACTGTTCCCATGAACCTCACCTTTCAAGATGTGATGTTGGCCCTGATCGCTGCCGCGCTGATCCTGATCTTCTGCTTCGGCACAAACACGGTCGGCTAGAGAGTCGCGCCCTCAACGTCTGCGACGGCGAAGGTGCCGTTGCGGTGCGCGAAGGCACGGTTGACGCGCATGATCGCGTCCTCGATGGCTGTGTTGGCGAGGGCGAACTCACGGGCTGCTTCGGGAGTCCCGCCGCCGAGGGCGTCCTTGGCGATCTGGATGTCAGCCTGGGCTGCTTGTAGCTGGGCAACGATGGTCATGGTGTCCTCCTTGAGCGTTGAGATGATCTCGTTCACGAGGTCGAGACTGTCGAGTCGTTGATTGTGGGCGATCCAGTGTGCCCGGATGACGCTCTGCTGCGCCTCGTCCCCGTGGACGCCCTCCATGCTCCGGGCGGCATGGGCGGGAGTCGAACCCGCGTGACTCACAGGCTGTTGACGTGGCCGTCGACGTAGCCCTGCCAGCGCCAGCGTGCGTACTTCTCGGCGCGAGCGAGGCGGTCGTCTCCGTTGACGATGGGGTTCTTGAGGCCGTCGTCCAGCATGGCGATCCGACACGCCTCGACGTGAGCGGCGACGTACTCCTCGAGCGGCGGGGCAGGACGCCCAACCTTCAGATCCTCCACCACGATCACTGCCATCTGCTCCACCTCCTCTCCATCGAGTAGCTCGCTGGCCGGGACGACCAGCTCCTGCAACGCCTGATGCTCGTCGTCGGTCAAGGGCTTGTCCCAAATGGTCTCGTCAGGCATCCGTCCCCCTCATTCTGATCACGACCAGATGCAGCGCCTCGCGGATCCATTGGGAAGCACTCTTCCCCTCCTTGGCCGCTAAGACACGGATCTCGTCGTACTCCTCGGGTGATATACGCAGCAGCACCTTCTTCATGGCTAGGTGTATATCAGAGATATACGTCGGGCGCGAGAAAGGAGGGACTCCGCCGTGGGTGTATATACGCAGGGACTCCGCGGGTCGCCCGATGTGCTGGAGGTACCACCCCCCGGGACTCCGGGGCTCGCGCTCGCGTGCGGGGGGAGACCCCTCGGCCCGGGCAGGCGGGGGTGTGTGCGAGGGCGTTGCCTCACTCGTCAACGTCGCACCCCTCGCACCCCTCAAATCCCTCGCACCCCTCAACCCCTGCGAGCAGGTGAGGGGTGCGGGTGTCAAGACCAACTTGGAATCCCAAGTTGCCCCCTCGCCATGCGGGGTTGCGGGGTGCGGATGGCGCAGGTAGGCGGGTTGCGGGGTGCGGGGTAGTGCGGGTCTTGCTACACTGCGTGAGCGGTTCGGTTGAGCCGCTCGCACCTTGACAACCTAGGCAGTAGGCATCCCAACTCACGAAAGAGAGTCAACGATGTCTGCAACGAAAACTCCAACCCTCGCGGTTCTCCGCGAGGAGTTGAAGACCCTTACCGCTTCAGTCACCGATGCCGTGGCGCAGGTTGCATCCGCAACCGTTGCCATCGGCGGAGACCTGCTCGCGGGAGAATCCCTGTTCGCGTCCAACTCCAAGTTGGGCGAGTTCAAGGATTGGGCGATGGCAACGACGGGTTGGACGTTCGGCAGGTGCCAGGCGGCAATGCGCGCCTACACCGTCTCGCAGGACTTGCCTGCGGATGCCGGACGGTGTTCCGTCGATACCCTCGCAATGCTGTACCGCCTGCCGACCGCCGACCGCGTGGAAGTCTACGCGGATGCGGTCAAGGCAACGGGTCGCACTGGCAAGGTGCCGACCGCCGCAGGGGTGAAGGATCTCTTGACGGTGCGCGGCGCGGTCGGTGCGAGCGGCCCGGTCGCAGGCACGAAGAAGAAGAAGAATGTCGATACCGCTGCTTTGGTCGCGGCATTCTTCGCCCGTGACGGTATCGCGGAGACCATCGCCGATGGTCTCGCCCACGCGGAACCGCTGGACACGTTCCTCGCCGGATTCGCAGTCGGTGCGGCGCAGTCCAACCATGACGAGGCAACGGTCGTTGCCATCGCGGATGCGATCCGCGAGTTCATCAACCCGACCGTCGACGAGTCGGACGAAGACCAGTAGCACCCCGCAAGACCATTCCGCCTACTGCCTAGGTTGCAAGTCAAGACCCCCTCGAAAGAGGGGGTCTTTTTTTGTGCCTGAATCGAGACCCTCAACTTGGAATCCCAAGTTCGCCGCCCGAGCTCGAGCCCTCACCGACAAGTCGGGCGATAGTCTCGAAGTCCAGCGTCTCTACATCTTCGAGGCTGTCGGGCAGCGTAAGCTCGACCGTAGCCTGGGTCAGAGGGTCGACAGCGTCGAGCAGCCTCAACGCGAGGCCGGCTTGCTGCATCGCCTCCCCATGAGTCTCCGGTGTGAGCGTGACAGCTTCGATCACCCTCTCAGCGATGGTGTGCTTCTCGATGTGCGCGAGGGCAGCGAGATGCCCCCTGGCGCTCGTCTTCCCACCCTGCGTGTAGAAGGCACGGAGGGCTGCTCGTCTGCGAAGCGTCAGCCTGCCCTTCGCTCCATGCTCCTTCGCCTTCTCAGGGTCGGTCTTCCAGAGACTGTCCGGTGAGTGCGCGTAGCAGTAGATCTGCCCCGTCTTGCGATAGGTGAGACAGCCGATCACCCTCCCGTCCCCCATCTCCGTGATGTGGGAACAGCGACGGTCAGCCTCGGGCAAGGGGCGCCCGTTCGGGAACGTGCCAC